GCTCCCATTTGGTGCCGTCTTGGACCAGGCCGTCCCCATCGCCGTCTTTGGCATCCGGGTTATAGCCGCTTTTAGCGACCGCTGTCTTCTTTTTGGGGGCAGCTGCCTTCTTCACCGGAAAGCGTATGGCATCAAGCCCGCCTTCGTTGACAAGGTCTATAAGCCCGGCCTCAATTAAATTTTCGACAACCGAATTACTTTCTTCGAGAACGCCAAAGTGACCGATGGGCAAAGAGTGGCCCAACGGAGTAACTTCTCGAATCGCATGACCCATGTTGTACACGACAACGCATTTGTCCGTACAAGCAAGGGCTTTATCGCGGTCGATCGAATTGAATACTCGGTAAGCGTCCATGTTTAAATTGTACCTTATTCCTTGTTCGTGAGTCTACCAGTACTGTTGAACTGGTCAACGATTGCCAGAAACCCAGCTTCGAGTGCACCAGAAATGATTTCCGTGTTCTGACACAAAGCCATGTTAAGAGATTCCACCCTATGCCCACAGCAACTACAAGTCTCAATTGTATGTTGTGCTCGATTGTGAACGATTATACAGTTATCTCGTTCGTAATTTTTGGACAGCACATCTGCAGCGCCTCGTGGAACCGTTTGACATAGACAACAGCTCATTCCGAATAGCCCCCCGTTGTGGTGTAGCTGGTGGTATCTGGTACCTCCAGGGAGGTGTCTCCAACTCCGACATTCTTGACGCCGAGAGAAATGCCTTCCTCGTCGACCGTGCCAAGCTTGGCCCGAGCAACTATCTCGTTGATAGCCAAGTCATACGCAATATACGCACCAGCCATTACACGATCACCTTTAAGCAGGGTCAAATCAGAGAATTCTTCGCGCATCGACGACTCGTCAATCTCCGCCAGCCAGGTGCTGCGGGGATCAGTTGCCTTTAGACAGGGATGATCCAGCAGAGCAGAACGCACAACGGTCGTTAGCTGGTCCCTCATGATTGTGGTTTCTTCTGACCCTTCAGTTCTGGACCAGATGTAAGTTCGCATGCTGTAGTTGACCCGATATTCGGGGTGCATCGAACCTCCAGATTCCACCATTCCAAGTCGATCTAACCTTGTCGTAGAGATCGCAACGGTAATGATTGTCGGCCAATGGTCGATGGCGATTGGTTCGTGAACCAAATACAGTGCCGGGTCAGGCAGTGTTCCACTATTGAGGTCCCATCCGTTACGATACGCCACCAGACGAACAGGGATTTCCGTTTTGAGATATTCGTTGACGTAGCTCTTCGCGAACTGCGCGCCGTGCATCAGGTCGTAAGCCATTATGCGAACTCGTAACGCTCTGTCGGATCTTCCAGATCCCCGTGTGCGATGTAGTCGGCAATCCAGTTGCCCCACCGTGACTGAGCTTCGGCTGGCTCATAAATGATCTGACGTTTGGGCATCTTGGAAGTTCCCATTTGATGGAATTTTGCATGCTCGATATCGGTGCCGAAGGTTGCATGACGCCTGCCGATGTCGTTGGGGCTACCCCTCAATTCTGACAGACTTGTGAAGAGTTGACCGGTTTGTACGAGAGGAGGAGCGCCCGGATAATGGGCAGCCTTCCAGGCTCCGTACTCGGCATCCAACGGTGCCCAGCCGCCTACGGGTAGGCCATTGGCGGTAAAGTTCTCTGGCCAGTGCTTTCTCAGGTCGTCACGGATCCGCTGAAATATGGGACGCACATCCCGCGAACGACGCTGCATGTTGTCGATGTGGTCGGTCAGCGGAGATGGATCGAATTCAGTATCGAGCGTAATCTCGATGCTGCGATTCCGCCTGTATGCCCGCTTTAGAGCCATGATTAGGCCACCCGCACTCGGCGATACCGCTTGATCGCCAATAACTCCCTCTCTGAAAATCCTGTTTCCATGGGGGCAACATTGCGTGGCTCAAGATCCTTGATGCCCACAACGTCGTCGTGCATGTTTTGCATTTCCCGAGTAGCGGCCCGAAGAATCATCAGTTTGAGGGTTGGAATAGTTGCACCGGCCATACCGGCGTTATAGGTAACAGTGAGCTTGTCGTTGGCCCCTCCCCGGTACACGTCAACGCCGTATCGACGTGCGACATATTCGGTTCCGGCAGTCAGAGTTATGGGATCACTTCCAGGAGTTACGGGAGTAAGGACGATACTCGCAATCGAGTTGACAGGACTTTCCCGCAAATACAGAGTTGCTGGCGGATCCGTGTACGACAAAATGCCACTTACGTTCGAGTCGAGTTTGTTATCGTAGAAAAACGAAGTTTCAGGCATGCCCAAATGATTCGAATCGAGAACGTAATCCTCGGTGAAGTTTGCCGTCTCGACTTTGCGCCCCAAAAAGGTTTCAAGTTCTGATTGAAGTCCGGCAATAATCATGTCAGCAGCGTCTTGTTGACGCAGAGACAAGGTGATGTCCATGTAAGTTTTTAGATCGGCACGCGTTACGAGAGCCATACGATGACCCCTTTACCTTCGCCGCCGTCGACCCTCGCGCAGAATGTCCCTCACACGCTCGCCTGCTACACGTCCACGACCACGGCGGCGTTCTCGCGCCTGGAGAACGCTGCGGATACTACGTCGAAGACGGCCTGCACGCCGAAGATCGAATTCGTCTGCTCTACGACCTGGTGACGGCATGGCAACACCTTCCTGGATTTACCCAAGTCTAGTGTAACACTATGCCTTACACGGGAGAGTTGTTATCTATCAGGATTAGGCGGCTTTTCAGCGGCTACGGGCTTACTATCCACCGTTCCCGGAGGAGCTTCCACCGGAACCCAAGCCATCGAATAACGATGGTTCGGAACCTTACGATGTTTGATGATCGAGCCATCCAACATCAACTCCAATTCGTCACCTTTCATGCAGAATCGACCAGCGAAATCTTCTACAGAAAATGCTCCGGACCTTTTCAACTGCTTGACAATGCGTGACAGTCGATGAGCCACCATTGAACCACGACCACGATTCAGTTGGACATGCAACGCCATTGCCTCAGTGGTTCCACAACCGATCATATGTACTGGCACCCCGTCTGCAAAACGCTCAGACAGATCCTTATTGCCTCGAATCGCCTTCAGTCGCTGAGATCCGTCAATCACATTAAGACCGTCTTGCTGAACAACCAACGGCGACAAAATGCCATAGTCCATCATTGATGAGGTCAGCACCAGGAGATCGGGTCTCAGGATGTAGGTGGCGTTCCAGTCCGGAACATTCAATTCATCCAGCGGTTTGTGCATCTTCTTGCTCCTTAGCTTTTACGCGCAACGTGTGAGCCCTTGTTTTTGGTCCAACTGGAGCAGCAGATGTTGTGGTCAGCTCGTTCAGCAGCAGATTGCGAACCAACCAGTTAGTCGGATAGGAGTACGAATCCAGGGCTTGCTTTTTACGAAATTCAGCGGAGTACGACTTTGCTCGTTGTGTCTTGGTTGGACCGATCATAAAATCGTCAATCACGTCTGTTACGCCATCCCAACCTCGACTCGCATACTCCTCAATAAGTGTTTCGATATCGAAATCTGGCCACCAGCGACGCTGTGCGTCAATCTGTGGAAAGCAATCATAAAGGCGGTCATAGAAGTCTGGTTCCGTCGCTACGACATCGCCGATACGTCGAATAGCAACAGAGTGCAACGGAATTCCCACACGAGTATTGGATCCCGTCACTGCAGCGCGGTCATAATATTCGCAATAAGGCGCATCGTGCTCTTCTGAGATGAATTTCAGAACATCATCCATTTGCCAGTCGTAGATAACCTTGGCAAACTTCAAGGGAATACTTTTCTTGAGCCCGAATGGAAACACGATGTAGTTTTCGTGAAGCTTTTGAACCAAAGATCGATATCGCATCATCGACTCTGCAGCCCTCACCCCGGTAATGAAAGCCACGCTTCCGTTCTTGCCCTGCATGGTGTAATAGTCAACAGGCTCAGGTAGCGGTTTAGTTGTATCCAGCCCGAACGACTCAGCTGTGATGGCGTCCTCGGGCATCTCTCGAACCCAACGACCCTCTGCTTTACGTTGGGCTCCCCAGAGAACCACAGACTGTCTCCTGCCCAATACCCATACCTCTCCCCCGTATGGCAAGCAATACCATTCCATGTCAACCCAATCAAACTCCTTGACCATGTTGATGTAATCCAGAACGATGGGACTAACCATTTCTTCGTCCCTGAAGATGACCCTGACCGGGCCTAATCCCCGTTCTTCGTGTATTTCTTTTGCGAGGTATAGAACGGCAGTGCTGTCTTTACCACCGGAAAACTGGACGCACACAGTATCGAATGTGTCATAGACATGCCGGATGCGTTGGCGTGCAGCATCTACGCAAGAAATATCCAGAAACATTCTTTGTCTGGTCATACTTCGGAATGGGCATCTATGAAAGCCATTAGTTTTTCAGCAGTCGTTTCACCTTCGTAAGAAGGCTGGGAACGAAGCCACCGAACAAATTGGTACCAACGCTTCTGCTGGTCGGGATCGTCGAATACAAGCGTGTACTGAACGACCGCCCGTGGGGCAGCGCCCTGTGGAGTTACCGTGCTTCCCTGAATGGCAATGTCGTTATGGTCGACACTGTCATCAGCAACGATTCTGCGTTCTCCATTTTCGTCTTCTTGAACTAGAGCTTCGAGAATGTTTCCCACGAGTTCGGGGCGAAAGAAAGTTGACGTACCACCTTCCATATCTGCAGCGTTCTCGGCATGCTCTTCGTAGAGAGCAATCTCGAAATCATCCCATCCCAGTCCTTCCATCAGATCGCCATAGTCGGTCACGACTTCGGTAATCATTTGAACAGCTTTAGTTGGATCGGTATGACCAAGTTCCATTGTCCGGTTATCGGCCAAAGCAAAGGCCACGGCCCGCTTGTTGTCCGCATCAAGTGGAACTGCCGCTATGTGTGTCCATCCCAGCTTCTCTGCAGCTTGAACCTGGTGGTTGCCTGCGATGATGGTGGCTTTGCCGTCCTCGTTCTCGCGTATCACGATTGGTTTGACTTGGCCAAACTCGTCATACGATGCTGCGATGGCGTCGACATTGCCGACCCTGGGGTTGTTCTCTAAGGGCATGAGGCTGTCGATGGGAACCAGCATGTCAAGGAGGGATTGGTGAACTTTGTGATTCATACCTGTACCCGCACATTCGCGTTGAGGGTTCGCATTGCATCGATGGCCGATCTTAGGGAGAGCAGCTTCTCCCGCTTCGCTTTTAGTAGGGCTTCCGATATTTTGTACTCAAAGTGTTCGTCAGCCATTTTGTAGTCGGCCCAGGATTCTCGTTCCTTGATTGACCCCTTGGCAGACAGATACTCTTTGGCCCATGCCGACTTATACCTTGCTTCCTTCTTA